ACCCTTTAGAAGCTTATGAAGCTCCGCAGTGCTACCTACAAACAGATTATTGTTGATAGTGTCACCACCTTCTTTTTGCTGTGCATTGTCGGTAATCTCTTTGACTTGTTTAGATAGATTGAGTAGCTTCTGATTAGCATCAACAAGATTATTAATTAATCCACCAACGACCTCGTATGCGCGAGGATGCTGAGCTTGTTTGGCGAATTCTATCATATCATCAAGAGCACGCTGGCCATTCTCAATGATTGAATAAAGATTCCCACGAGCAAACTCATAATCATTTTCTGCTTTAGATGCTTTTTTATCTTGAACAAAAATGGTATTTGGATCTGTAGAATCTGTATTTGCGCTGAAGTTTATGCCAAGGGCATTTGATATTGATTGCGTATTAGCCATAATGTATTATCCAATGTTTGTAAAGAAGTCTTTAATATATCCATAGTCGCTGTTAGCGGAGATTTGAGATACGGGAATAGAGATAGAAGAATTACTAGTTGGTGCACCATTACCATCAAGTCCAGGTGTTATAGTTACATATTCAGCAATAGATGTTACGCTGATGCCCTCAGCTGCAGTATTGGTTGTTGGTACATAAAAATTAACATCAACCTCTTTAATAATACCAGCAGAAGAAACAGGTCCATACAAATAACCCTTAAGCACAAAGTTTAGATCCCATATGATAGCCTGTCTATCATTGAAATTTCCCACAAAGGTATCTGCATACTGTACACTTTTTAATACAATAGGAATATCCATATGAATATTCATTTCAGGAATTAAGTTAATCTGAGTTGTCCACTCTGGTTTAAAGAAGGGAAGAATCTGTTCAAGAATTCTTAACCCATCATCAGGATTTCTAGCAAGAATAGCAAGATCTATATTAAAGTTATAAGGTACAGGATTGAACTGATAAGAAACAGGACTTGCTGTATCAGCAGCTGACTTTCTATTCTTACCAACGCTATTCAACTTCCTAGTAGGATCATATTCAATGCTCTTAATTTCAAAAGACATACGAGGTAGAATCTGATTAATCTGACGTTGTAAGTCAGGATTCTCTTTTATCCTTGAGAGGTATCTGTCTTTAGGACCATATGATAGTGGAACCTTTAAAGTTTGTAGTGTGTTGTCTGAGTTATCTACTCGATCAATAATGATGTCATTGAACAACGAGCCAAATAGCGCGATGTATTTTCTTGACGAACCGAAATAATATTTTTTACCAAACATTATTAGAAGCTTTCACTAAAAGGATTAGTTGCACTAAAATCAATAAAGTCAAGCGTCTCAGTATCAAAGACCTTATTTTGAGAAGCAGGATCTGATAGTTCCATTGCATAGTATTCTGCAACTATATCATAGCCAGATTCAGTAATTAATTCGAATTCATTTTCTGTTAGATAAGCGAAGTTGTCATCAGCAACAGAGTATGAAGTCTGAGTAGAATCAATCTCAGGAATTCCAGTATTAAATCTTTCACTATTGTAATTGAACTTCTCAAGCTGTAATTCAAAATACTGTAGATTGCCTACAGGGTAGAAGGCATCTTCCTGTTCAACGAACTTGATTTCAAAAATACCCTTAGTGAATGGGAAGAATACTAAGTCCCCTTCACGTGGTCTAATAAGATCATACATAGAACCAATGTCTTCACCGAATCTAGAACGTGATACAGAAAGCACTAGCTTATCAGCAATACTTAACCCGAACTTGGTAAGTAAGTCACCCTCACCCTGGAACCCAGAGTAAGAGTTGATATACATTTCCATAGGCACAGCAATATTGAAAAGAGAATTAGGTGCTGACTCAAGTAGAGAGTCAATGCCATTAGTATCTCTTAGAATATAATAAACATCTGTACCATTAATCTTGATCATCTCTTGGACCAAGCTGTCCACTAGATTTTGTTCAGGAGAGTAGTCTGAGTTTCTGAAGAAAAAATTAGTTGCCATTATTTCACCCGATCATGTCGGCAACGGGAAGACTCCAAGTCGTATACATTTCCTGTTCTAATGCTTCTACTTCTTTCTGAGCATCATCACGAATTTTCTGGCCATTAAACTTAAGACCACCAGGAAGTGGAACACCATCATACTTGGTGATGTTATCGCCCCACTGACGCTTGATTAAAGCAGAGGTGTAACGAATCAACCAACGGTCACCGAATACTGCACCATAAGTTGTGGGATTTACAATCTGATAAGCTTCTACAACAATGTAATCACCAACATTAATGTTATCCCAAGCGGTATCAATATGAAGCTTATTATCATAACGATTAAACCGAATAGGCTGGAGACCAACTAGTAGCTGCTCTAGGAACTGAATATGCTGCATAGCCTGATAGTAAGGGACCATCGTTGTTGATGTAAGATCATAAAGATCATTCAAGCTAATCTGATAACGAATATTAAAAATGCTATTAGTAGAGAGAGACTGACCGATTGGAAAAATGTTTACTGCACCAATGATGTTTGATGGTAAAGTAATATATCTGTCAGTGATATTTGTAGAAGTTACCTGATGCTTATAATACTGTTTCTCCGCACCCTCGAAGTGGTAATCCCAGAAGAATCTTAGAGCTTCGTCAATACGATCTTCGACCTGATCATCATCCACGTTGATGTCAATGACAGGAGCACCTAGCCTTCTTAGGCAATACTTCTTAAAATCTGCTCTTGATGATGGTACTGCCATTGAAGTGCCCTATTTTTTTATATTTATATTATGTCCAAGCAAAGATAATAATGCCGCCGCCAGCTGTGGTGCCAACGCTGGGAGCGGAATCACCATCACCGCCATAACCATAAGCGCTATAACCATAAGCCGCGCCGCCAGAGGCACCACCCGCACCGCCCGGATTGCCACTACTGCCGCTGGCCATACCGTTTCCGCCAGCAGAACCGCTGGTGTTGGTAGAGCCGCCAGAAGCCGTACCTCCGTTACCGCCAGCACCGCCATTATTAGCGTCGGCACCGGTGCCATTGTCGCCGCCGCCACCCGTCAGAGACACAGCCCCGGCAGCAAGAGAACCCGTGGTAGTCGAAGAATAACTACTGCCAGCAGCAACGGAATACGCTATTGTCGTATTCCAGTCTCCAGACGCAACCGCCCTGGTTATGGTCGAATAGCCCGCACCACCACCGCCGCCACCGCTATTGTATACGTCAGAGCCAAAATCAGTGTACGAACTGCCGCCGCCGCCACCAGCACCAACAACAGTAATAGTTACACTTTGAGCGCCAGCAGGCACAGTCTCGTTAGCAGACCCACTAGTATAAGTGTGCGTTACTGCAGTAAATTTAGTTGAACCATAAAATTTTGATACAGATATTGCGCCACTTGACGGAATGGCTCCATTTATTCCACTAGTGCCTGCTGGCACATAAGCGCCATTAGCATAATACTCCGAAAGAGAAATTGGATTTGATCCGCCAAATTCCGCCTGTATTTCGCTAAAGGCAAGAGAGCCACTACTTTTAACAGTCATTTCTAGTTACCCTTTAACGCATCAACTTCGAATTTTAATTCTTTGATAGCTTCAACTAATAATGGAACAACTTTCTCGTATTGAATTGTTTTATAATTTTCACCAGATTTACTATTTCCATTTTCGTCTCTATCAAAGGGAGCAAGTTTAACAGCTTCAGGTAATACAGCTTCTAGTTCTTGAGCAATCAAACCAACAATTCTAGTTGTTTGGTCGTATCCTACTAATTGATTAGCAAGAGCATTCCAGTTATATGTAACACCGTTTAAGCTCATTACTTTATTAACAGCATCAGTAATTTGATTATAATTTTCCTTTAAGCGTTTATCTGAACTGAATGCTGTAATATCACCAGTAGCAGTTATGCTGCCCGTAACAGCAACGTTACCCGTAACAGCTACGTTAGCAGTAAAGGTGCCGCCACCAAAAGGATTGCCCGTGGGACCAGTTGGACCTGTGGGACCAGCAACTGTACTAGCTGAACCTGTGTATCCTGTTGGACCAGTTGGACCTGTGGGACCAGTTGGACCAGTGCCACCTGAAGAACCAGTTGGACCTGTTGCGCCAACGGAACCTGTGTATCCAGTTGGACCAGTTGGCCCAGGTCCACCATTAGTGCCGTTAGAACCACTTGGCCCAGTTGGACCTGTGGGACCAGCAACTGTACTAGCTGAACCTGTGTATCCTGTTGGACCAGTTGGACCTGTAGGACCAGTACCGCCTGTTGCGCCAACGGAACCTGTATATCCAGTTGGACCTACAGCAGACGACCAATAAACGCCAGTACCATTACTGGATAAAACTTGGCCAGTTGTACCAAAGGCAGAGTTGGCAATAATTTTTGTTGTGCTACTAAGAGTTACGTTAGCACCGGTAAACGAAGTAACTGCACCGGAGAAGGTTAAATTGCCTGATAGAGTTCTTGATTCTGTATTCTGAACATAACCAGCAGCTATTACTCCACCAAGATAGGTAGCATTATTAGCTGTAACTGTAGGAATTGTACTGGCCACATAAGACTCAGTAGCTACAGCAGAACCTGCAATAGTTAATGCGGAGAAGTTACCTGTATTTGCTGTACCAGAACCGATTGGAGAAGGTGTAGCAAAGGTGTAGCCAACAAGTGATGTAGCAGACCCACTGAAAGCAGTTGAGTTTACTGTAGAATTTACTGAACTATTACCAAGTGTAATTACTGTAGTGTTAGCTGTAAACCCAGGTAATGAACCGATATAGCCAAAGCTCTGGGAGGTGGAAGTAATCACAGCATTAACTGTGCTATTACCTAAAGCGATAGTGGTGGTGTTGGCAACAAGACCATTAGCAGTTGCACTGATGCTTCCTATATTGAGGTTGCTGGAAACAAAGAGCGATGACCAAGTAAAGGTGGAATTGCCTAATGAGAAGGTGGCATTTGTAGCAGGGATACTATTACCATTGGCACTAACTGCATTTACAGTGGTTAGAGTACCATTAACGACTAGGTTGCCAGAAACAAACAGATATGAATTTGAAGCAATATATACATTGGCATTGAATATGGTGTTAGCTGCGGTGGTTATGCTATTAACATTAATCCCATTTGCATTAATAGAATTTGAGGTTAGGGTTATCGAAACCACGTTAGAGGTAGTTGTCGTAGCATATACGTTTACGGTAACTACGTTAGCTGTGGTGGATAAGGTTCCTGTTACAGCCACATTGCCCTGGACATTAGCTGTTCCGGCAACCGTGAGAGTTGTATCAGGAGAGTCTGTATTTACACCCACTCGACCATTATTAGCAAATAGAAGGTTAGTGTTTACTGTAAGACCATTTTTGACATTAAAAGAATTATTACTAACAGCCATCTCGGTTCCCTTTCCCCAGAGTACATTGTCTATTATTTATAATAGTTCAATTACCTGAACTTCGGACCTTCTACCCAAGAGACTAAACTACGACGGACACCACTAGTAACCGGAGTTACTCTGTGTCTTAGGAATGATGGGAATACGATCACTGAACCTTTTTGTTTAATTTCAGCAGGGTCTGGCTGAGGTATATCTGAATCGAACTGAAAGTCTCCACCTTCATACTCAGAAGGATCTGTAAGCTGTATGATTAAGCTGAGCTTACGATCATGCATAGTCTTGTTAGCCCAGAATACATCTTGGTGCCAATCATACTTACCACCCTCGGAAGCCTTATATGTGGTATACTGGATATCATTGAGGTAATTTATATCAAACCCGAATGCATTCTTATTAGCTTCATGAGCATAATATAGTAGTAAATCTACAGCGAATTTGTGTTCAGTATAGTTCTTATTGAACCAGCGAATGTCTGAGCTACGATAGTTATCGTTAGTAACTTCCCCAGCGTATCCAAGAGTCGTAGAACTTACTGGTATTCTATCACCTGTAGTAATAATT